GGTGCAAGCGGTGCTCACGTAATGCACGGTGAATCGCTGACTCAGAAAGGTGCGTCAGTTCGCCCGTGGCCTTGTCGACTTTCTCGGCTTTGATCTTGTTATCAGCACGTAGTGCCGCCACCGCATCCGCCACACTGTATAAGCGCTTGCCGTTGTTACGGATCGTTTCCATCATCACGCCAGAGATAAGCACAGCTTCTTCTTTAGTGAGGCCAGTGGATCCTTTGTCATTGCGCTGTTTGCGCTCCACAGCGCCTGTTAGGTGTGTTTTCCAACGGTGAAATGTGTGGATTGAAATACCCAGCGTTTCACAAGTTTTGTCATAAATAGGCTGACGCTCTCCGTGCACGGCACCTTTCGCCGCTCTAAGAGCTTGCGTCATCACCTCTATCTGTACTGGCGTCAGCGACAGGGCCATGATTACGCCTCCACATCCTGTTGGGTTGGTGAGAATTCACCAGATACAAAATCAAACTGCTCCTCGCTACGAGGCTCCATATCTTCTAACCAACCCAGTTCGCCTGCGTCACCAATCTCGTCTGATAGACCAAACTCTTCACGTAATGCGATTAGTTGCAGTTCGACCTGTTTAACTTGGGCAGACATAAAGGCACGGTGATCAGTACCTGTTTCAGCGCCTGTTTTAGTCAGCAACTCAAAACCCTCGCGTAACTTACCCATCAAAGGCACTTCTGCTTCGTACGTCGCTTGCTGAACTTCATCACGAAGCTCTTTGATCGCCTCGTTAGCTGGCATGCTCTGTATTCGTCTGCGGGTTTTCTCCAGCTCTAACCTGGTTTCCGTTAGCTCCATGCTTTTTGAATTCAGCACTTCACCTTGGGCTTCATAGTCCGCTTGGGTATTGGCTAGCTGTTTGGATAGCTCTTCTTTCTCTTTGCTGTGTTTAACAAAGATGTCTTCAGCCAGTTCAAGAAACGATTCTTTATCGCCTTCCTTCGCCACGCTGATCAGCGCTTCTTTCTGATCTGCTGGTAACTTGCGGAACTGGCGCATTTCGCGGTAGCCAATGCCCATGCGGCTCATAGACTCAAGGGCTTCTTCGCCAAAGGCTTTTAAGTTGGCTATATCTTGGTTGGCCTTTTCGTCGGAGCAGCCAAGCATGTTACAGAACTCAGCCCAAGTGCCTGATAACTCCAAACCGTTTGGTGTTTTCTGGCCTGCAATAGCCTTGTAAAGCTTGTTTTCCTTGACGTAAGCCAGTTTGGAAGCCCAAACCGTTTGGGAAAATTTGCCGAACGCATCAGCCATTTGTGCTTGGCCGAGCAGCTGGTTAACGATGTCACGCTCTTCGCTGTACGAGTTTTGCAAGCTCGCCGCTTGGTTGTGTAGATCTGTCATCGCGTTATCGAATTGTTTGTTATCTGCAGTCATGATGATTCCTTATTAATGGCGGCTAGCGGCCATGACGCGCTGGTTGAGTTCGTTAATACGGTCGCTGGCGTGTGCCATTTCATTAGCGTGGGCCTGGGCAATCTCCAGTGTTTTCACACTCAACGCATAGCGTCCGTTACTCAGTTGAGTGGCCATGCCAGCGTCTATCAGCGTGGCTAGGCAACGCGTAACCGTTGGGGCTGGCATATTCAGCTGCTTGGCAATGTCACCATTGCTTAAACCGCTTAGCGTGTGGCCTTTTAATGCCTTCATGACGTTCAAAACCTTAATGGCGCTTGAGCCAATAGATGACGATTTCTTATCCATGACTGATCTCCTAAGCCGCTTCGCTTAATAAGCCAGGAGAAACCTCTTGACCTATCTCTTTTGAAATATCCACTAAAATGCGAAAACTCAGGCGGCCTTGTGGTAGCTCTTTCTTGCCTGCCCAGCGATCAACGACCTGTGTCACCGTGCGCGGCGCATAACCGTGCTTGGTTGCAAACTTTAGAAAGTTGCTACCGCGTTCAATCAGTCGCGCCTGTATTTCTCGCTTTGTAACGACTTTCTCTTGCTTGAGTTGCACATTTGGGTATCTGGCTGAGATGGACTCAATGCGCTGTTTAAAAGCTGACAACATCATGCTCTTTCTCCTTACGCGCTTTTGCGTGGCATTTCTTCTGCGCTACGACGCAGTAAGCTTTCTTTAGGTGGAAACACCTCGTCACATGGCTTGCCGATGATCTCAGAGATGCGTGTTTGAACGCGTTTGGATGTGCCACGACCATTCACTACCATCGAAATGGTGGCGGGGTTGAGTTCCAGCTCTTCCGCCAATCGTGCAGCGGTAACGCCATTCATGCGCATAGCCGCTTTGATTTCTTCTGGATGCATGGTTAAATCCTCTTTATTGAATAAGTTAGATAGATCTAGGTATTTCCTAGATCAGACAAATACAGTATAGGTAGGGAAATCCCTACCGTCAATATTTTTTTGGTAGGGAAATAATGACCATAGGAAAAAGACTCAAAGAAGAGCGAGAGAGGCTGGGGTTTACTGTGGTGGCATTCGCTGAAGCTGCGGGCTCAAAAAAGCACACTGTTATTGATTGGCAGAACGATGTATCCAGCCCTCCGGCGGCAAGGCTTGCAATGCTTGCTGAGCACGGGGTTGATCTTCTCTATGTTTTAACTGGAAGTAGATCGCAGCCAATAGTGGCCGATCCAGAGATTGAATTAAGCCGCAGGGAGCGCGCATTTTGGGATATGTACAAGGAGCTGGACGACAAGGATCAGAGAGAGATTTACCACGACATTCAAGAAAAGAAACGTCTTGCTGATTTAGAAAAGTACTATCAAGAAAATGAACGCAAGAAGAATGCTTAGACTGCATAAGGAGGCTATGTGAGTAATATCAATATTCACGCTGGAGATTTTAGGATTGGCAAGGCTAAGCTTAGTGTTGGGAGTGTGTTGATAAGTATTCAATACCCCTACTCTATGGGTGATGGCTTTTCTGTTGCTATGGAGCACTTAGCATTTAACGATATAAAAGAAATTGCACAAGCATCTGAGGAGAATGTTAAGCGGCTGGGCGGTACTGTCGGGTGGGGGGTTGTTGGCGCAGCACTTCTTGGGCCAGTAGGGCTGGTTGCGGGTCTTTTAGCTGGTGGGAAAGGTAAAGATATAACCTTTATATTAAAGATGAATGATGGGAAGAAATTGCTAGCTACAACGGACTCTAAGTCGTACACAAAAATACAAGCTGGAATGTTTTAGTTAATAGTTCAGTTGTTTTAAACGTTAAAACGGTTGAGTATTTAGGAAAAATACATGCAAAAGCATTTAGCAAAAGGAGGTTATATGAAACATATGTATTGGGGTATTGCAGCTTTATTGCTATCCGCGTGCGCCAGCAAAGTGATCGAACCTGTCCCAGAGCAGTACAAACAACCGTATCGTTATTTTAACCAGCCTATTGGTGAGGTGAAAAAGCACCTCGGCGTGAGTGCTGCCCCTTCTGAAAAAATCTTTATTGACATGAAGGACTACCACTTTATGTGGGAATCAGCATCCGGGGTCGTCAGTTATGTTGAAGTGACGTTTAAGACAGCGAATGCATGTGATATGAAAAAGCCAGTGCCAGCAGGTATAATGCTTGAAAGGTTGGACTCTAAGGGTGACAACCTAGAAAACGTTACTACCCGAAATGGCCTTAGCACCTTCTATGATCACGTCAACAAGCTAAAGATAGGAGTGGCATGCCTTGTAGATGGTGGACCATATGTGGCTTACTTCACTCAGAAGTATTACATGCATTAAAAATCAAGTATTAGCCAACAAAAAACAGGCGAAACAAAACAAGGCTTCATGGATTTTTAATGACGCGCTAAATGTAAATTGAATTTTTGCCCTGCTTTTAAATCTTTAGCGGAAAATCAAAGGTATGCTTTCTGCATGTTGAGCTATTTGGTCGAGTGCAGATATGTGGACTGAAATTGTCGGGTTATTTGGGGTGATTTTCTTTTATTTATTAGTGTTTTTGGCGGCTTTAGGAGTGTCTTTTTTTGTCACAAACAGGCTCTTGTCGCGCTGCAAAAAACGCTCAATTAGAGTGACAGTCATAAATAAGTGCGGCACTCGACACTCACTAACATTAAATAAAGGAGAGTCAGCCGAGGTTGATGCTCTTATAGACAAGCTAAAGAATCGGAGACATGAGAGGCTAAAAGATGCAGGGCTTTGAATTTTGGGTGTTAGCGGTCTTTTACGGGTGTCTGTTGATCTTGCTCCCTTATCTTTGGTTGTTCCTAAGTTGCTTGATTACTCCTTTGTGGGTTAGGTTTTTCCCGCCAAATTATGTTCAGCTTGAGTGGATGGTAGATGGAAAGGCGTATGCCATCACCGTTCCGGCTGTAAACAATCTGAGTGAGGCGAGTTCGCGCCCTAGGTTGCAAGTCAAAAAACACAGTACCGCCGCTTGTGAGTAAGTTTGCTTGGTCATTCGCCTTTGGGTGTGTTGTGGCGTACTTTGCTCACAAGGGAGTTAATGGGGGTTCCCCAGATACTCAAGTATTGGTTAGGGATAATATTGTCATTAATATAGGCGTCCAACCTTAACTTTTGCCCCTTTTTTAAATCTTTAGCGAATCACTTCCCTTACAGTCTCCCCTTAGTGCAATTCACTGGGGGAAGCGTATGTCACATCACGAGCATCAAAACGAGCTAGGTTTGGATCACGAATACGATTTGGATACTCTGCTGGCCAATATCGATACATTAGAATCCGATCCAAAGCTTTGGCCTAAAACGCTGCATGATCTGATGTGCGTAATCGAAGCTCAAATCAAACATCAACATCCAGAACACGCAAAGCAGGCGTATACATTGGCTCGTAGTAATGTTCTTGCTATTGCGCATTACTTGGGTGGTCGTCAGTTGTATTTACCCCGTGACGATCGTTTGCAGCGCGCTCTACGCGACCATGAAATCTATCAAGAATACAAAGGCCGCGTGAATCATGATGCGCTGGCAGCTCAATACGGATTGACGACGATTCAGATTTACAATATCGTCGCGAACCAACGCAAGTTGCATACTGCTCGTATTCAGCCCCAGTTGTTTGATTAATCTTTCCCTTGTCTTTCCGCTAAACCCTTAAATCCCCCCACACACCTGCCGCCCTTTAATCTGGTTCTAAATTCATTTAGACAAATAGGATTAGATCATGGGGGCCAACATCAACGTCGTTTGCCGTGACATACCGCTTAGCTATTCATTAGCGTTTAGAAAGGCCGTCACCTTTGTTCTGATCAGCGAAGGCGCGCTCTATGCCAATGGCACGCCTAAGCCCGATTTAGGGTATGTAAATGACCCAACCGATCCAGGTGGCGAAACTAAAGGCGGTATTTCAAAACGCGCATTCCCTCATCTTGATATACAAAACCTCACCCTAGAAAAAATAGTCAGCCTTTATCACGTGCGTTATTGGCGTGCTGCCCATTGTGCCGACTGGTCAGCGCCGGTTGCACTCATGGTGTTTGATGCAGCGGTGCAGCATGGCCCTGTCACTGCGATTGAACTGCTGCAAGAAATCTCAGGAGCAAAGCCAGACGGCAAAGTTGGCCCGCTGACTCGCGCCGCTGTTGCCTCCCTTGATAGTGGCTATTTCGTCAATCGCTATAGCCTTCGTCGCGCGCGCTTTTACGCTCGCATCATTACAAAGAACACCTCACAAACCCGCTTTATAGAAGGTTGGCACAATCGACTCGTGGATTTAGTCGACTCTGCCTGGACGTTTCTGTGAACTAATTAAATTAAGGAATTATCTATGTTGCCTTTATTAACCAGTCTTGCCTCTCTTGCTGTAGACCTCGGCCCTGCCGCCATACGCGGGGTGGCGCATTTATTTGGTGGTAGCGATACCGCGGAAAAAGTCGCCAGCGCGGTAGAAAAAGCGGATGCGGTGTTGGGCCTCAGTAAAGACGCTAAACAAGTAGCCGTAACACGCGAACTGCAAAACCTTCCGCCTGAAACCGTTGTTGAGCTGGAAAAACTCAAGATTGAGTTAGAGAAGCAAGTGACTCGTCGTCAAGAACTAACCCTTTCAGACAAGCAGGCTGAACACCACGAAACCCAAGAAACCATTCGCGCGGGGGACACTGCTCAAGATGAAGTCGTTCGTCATACGCGCCCACTGATGGCGCGCCGCTCATTCTGGATGATGGTGCTCTACATCATTGGTATGGAGGGGTTGAAGGCGTTCGGATACGGCTCTGGCGCTGATTGGACATTGGCAATGACATTAGGAACGCCTGCATTTGCCTACTTAGGTTTACGAACTGTGGACGGCTTTGCGCCTTACTCCAAGTCATCGGGCGACAAAGTAACGGGCGCTATCGCCAATGTTATTAAGGGCCGCAAATGACGGACTTATTTGATCGCGCCGCAGAGCAAGAAGAGTTTTTTCGGAAGGTTTCAATAGCAACCGCTACATCAAGGGTTCAGGAAGAGCCCGATGAAGATGAGCATGGCCGCTGGTGTCTGGATTGCTCTCAGATTATCCCACCCGCGCGAGTTGCTGCTGTTAATGCGGTTCGCTGTATCCATTGTCAGACAAAGCGAGAGAAAAAATGATCGGCGAAGTATTAGCAAAATATTGGGCGATGATCTGGGCGCTTATTACCACCATCGGGCTCGTCATCATGGCGTTGCTAAGTAAGACCTACGCAAAACAAGAGACAGTGGTTGCTCTACAGCAAAAAGTAAACAGTCTAGAGGATGTGGTGAGGCAGCTACCAAAGGAAAAGGAGCTGCATGCACTCAACATTGAAATAGCAGGGCTTCGTGGTGAATTACAGTCCCTCGTTCCTCGCCTAGATCAAGTACAAAAGCTGTCTGATTTACTGCTAGAGAACGAACTTAAAGAGAGAAAATCATCATGATGCAAGATCTATTAAATCAGGATCAGCGCTTGTGTTTGCTGCGTTCATTAAATGATTGTGGCGGCAATGCCAACGACTCAGTACTTCAAGATTGCTTGGATCTATACGGCCATAACGTTAGCCGAGACACGATTAAAACCCACTTGTCATGGATGAAGGAGCAAGGTGTTGTTGCAGTTGAGGATCTGTCGGGCTGCTACGTTGCCACACTGACACAACGTGGTTACGACCATATCGAGGGTCGTTCAACTGTGCCAGGCATTAAACGGGCGCGACGCACATGAGCACTGAAAAGCGCACTCGTGGCCGGCGCTCTAAAGTCGACTTATTGCCGAGCGAGATCAAGGAGCAGCTGAATGCCATGCTGCGTGATGGTCGTTTAGAGCAGACAGAAGTGCTTGAGATCGTTAATCAGAAGATCGACAACGCAGGCCTGAAAGAAGCCAAGCTGTCTCGTTCTGGTCTAAATCGCTATGCCGCACGCATGGAACAAATAGGTTCCCGCATCCGTGAGATGCGCGAAGTGTCTGAGGTGTGGGTGTCTAAGCTGGGTAATGAACCCACTAGTGACGTGGGTAAATTACTCCAAGAAGCCGTTCGTACCCTTGCATCAGAAACATCATTTTCATTAATGGAATCCGGTGAACCTGTAGAGCCCAAAGCGCTGAATCAATTAGCCATGGTGGCACAGCGCATCGAAGCCGCTGCCATGACCAGTCATAAGCGCGAGAAAGAGATTCGCCAAGCATTTGCCCAAGAAGCGAGTGCTGCCATTGATGATGCGGCGAAGGCACAAGGCTTAACGGCGGATAGCGTGGCGTTGATTAAGCAGCAAATATTAGGGTTGGCGTGATATGACTGCCGTATTAGAACGACCATTAGGTGCATTGGCCTCTGACAACCTAAAAGACCTAATTCAGTTTGACGCGAAGCAGGTTTTATTAGGCTACCAAAAACGTTGGTTGGCGGATGAGTCGCCCCTCAAGATTGCCGAAAAATCTCGGCGTACTGGGCTGACTTGGGCGGAAGCAGCAGATGCCGCCTTGTGTGCCGGTACCACCAAAGCTGATGGCGGATGCAACCATTTCTATGTGGGCTCTAACAAAGAGATGGCGCGAGAGTTTATCGAAGCTGTGGCTATGTGGGCCAAGGCCTTCGATCGCTTGGCGGGGGATATTCAGGAAGAAGTGCTTAAAGACGACGACAAAGACATTCTGACCTTTGTGGTCTATTTTGCGTCTGGCTTTAAAGTCCAAGCGCTCAGCTCTAATCCGTCTAACTTACGGGGCATGCAAGGCAACGTCACCATAGACGAAGCCGCTTTTCATGAGCGTTTAGCCGAAGTGCTGAAAGCGGCACTGGCACTGACCATGTGGGGTGCGCGTGTTCGTTTGATCAGCACTCATAACGGAGTCGATAACCTATTTAATCAACTTATCGGCGACAGTCGTGCTGGCCGCAAACGCTACAGCGTCCACACCATTACCCTAGATGATGCCTGTAACGAAGGTCTCTATAAGCGCATTTGTCAGATCACCCGCAAACAGTGGACGCAAGCCGCAGAAGACGAATGGAAGTCCGGTCTGCTCAAAGATACGGCAACAGAAGAAGATGCATTAGAAGAATATTACTGTGCGCCCAAATCTGGTGGAGGTGCCTACATCCCTCGCGGGCTGATTGAACGCGCCCAAACAGATGGCATCCCTGTCCTGAAGTACGAAGCCCCTAAAGACTTCACCCAATGGTCACAGGCTCAGCGTGAAGCAGAGATAAAGGCGTTCTGTTTTGAGCAAGTGCAGCCAGAACTCAACAAATTAACGGACGAAAACCAACACGCGTTCGGGGAAGACTTTGCGCGTTCTGGTGATTTGTCGGTATTCGTACCGATCGCTATTCAGCCCGATACGCGCTTGCGGGTGCCATTCATGTTGGAACTGCGCAACTTAACCTACGACCAGCAAAAGCAAATCCTGTTTTATATTCTTGATCGTTTGCCTCGTTGGGTTGGTGCCGCATTCGATGCTACGGGTAATGGCGGATTCTTAGCGGAAGCAGCGGCATTGAAGTACGGCGACGACATGGTAGACCAAGTGCATCTCAGCATCGGTTGGTACCGTGACTGGATGCCCAAGTTCAAAGCCAAATTCGAAGATGGTGATATTGAGATCCCGAAAACACAGGATGTTTTGGACGATCTTCGCAAGATCCAAATGAACAAAGGCGTTCCACAGATTGAAAAAGGCTCAGGCAAAGGGGCTGATGGCAAGCAGCGCCATGGGGACTCAGCGGTTGCCTTATGTATGGCAGTAAGAGCCTCGTACATGGAAGGTGCACCTATAGAATTTGAAGCCCTGCCTGACAGATCTAGCCGATGGGATTCGAACCCAGACGATATTCAAGATGATTTTATAGGAGCATGGTAATGCTAGTTGATATTTACGGGCAGCCGCTCACGTCGGAGCCCAAAGAAATGCAAACTCACGATGATAGAGCCCAAATTGCAGGGCTCTATCAACATTTTTCAGACCATCCTAGTCGTGGGTTAACGCCGACAAAACTCGCAGGCATCATGGCTGAAGCGGAACGCGGCAACTTAATCAGCCAGTGTGAACTAGCGGAGGACATGGAAGAGAAAGACGGCCATATATTCAGCGAGCTGCAGAAACGCCGCCGTGCCTTGCTTGGTTTGGATTGGCAGATCGTGCCACCACGCAACGCGTCTAAAGCCGAATTAGCCGATGTCGCCATGCTGAGTGAGCTAATGGAAGACCGCACCGACATTGAAAACATCGTATTCAATATGTCAGACGGTGTATTAAAAAGCTTTGCGAACCAAGAACTGGAATGGCAGACCATTGAGAAGATGCGTATCCCCCAATGCCATTGGCGTGATCCGGCATGGTTTCAGACCAATCCGAACGATCGCAACGAATTACGCTTGCGGGACGGTTCATACGAAGGGGCTGAGTTACAGCCCTTTGGTTGGATCAGTCACAAACATGGCGCTAAGTCTGGCTATGTGGGTCGATCAGCATTAGCCCGCGTGTTGGCGTGGCCATATTTGTTTAAGAACTTCTCTGTTCGCGATCTCGCGGAATTTTTGGAGATTTATGGCTTACCGCTGCGCCTGGGTAAATACCCGACAGGGGCAAGCGAGAAAGAAAAAGCCACGTTACTAAGGGCTGTCATGTCCATAGGCCATAACGCGGGTGGCATCATTCCACGTGGCATGGATATTGAGTTTCAGGAAGCGGCAAAAGGCTCTAGCACACCATTTGAAGCCATGATGGCATGGTGTGAGAAAACACAATCTAAAGCCATCTTGGGTGGCACACTCACCAGCCAAGCCGACGGTGCAAGCTCCACCAATGCGCTCGGTAATGTGCATAACGAAGTGCGCCAAGAGCTACGAGACAGCGACGCAAAGCAGATAGCTGCGACGCTGACACGAGATCTGATCTATCCGATGTACGCATTGAACGGTCGCAGTTTCAGTGGTCCACACCGTATTCCGCGATTTGAATTTGATCTCAGCGAACCAGAAGATATTGCCTACTACGCCCAGCACCTGCCAAGCCTAGTCACCTTGGGTATGCAGATCCCTGTATCTTGGGTAACAGAAAAACTCCAGATCCCAGAACCAGAAAATGGTGAAGCTGTGCTGGGTGTGCAACCGACAGAGCCAACTAAGAAAAAGCCAGAATCAGAAGAAGAGCAAGTGTCATTGGCTGCGCTAAAATCTGGTTTGGCTCACAGCGATCAGGATAACCTGGACCAGGCACTGGAAGAGCTCACCAAGGGAAACCTATCTGAGTCCCTAGCTGATACGGTTGCGCCATTATTAGCGTTGGCCGCTTCGGCACCTGATGATCTAGAAGCGAAGCTACAAACCCTTTGGCCAGAGATGGATTCGAACGCGCTCGCCGATCGCTTGGCTAAGATATTCTTTGTCGCTGAGTTATGGGGCATGACCGATGCCTAGTTTAGACCTGAAAGCGGCTTTCGACATGGAGCCAAAAGACGCGGTGGCCTACTTTCGGTCTAAGGGCTACCAGATCACTGATGATTGGCATGACATGTGGCAAGGCGCTCATGCACGTGCTTTTACCGTGGCCAAAGCTAGCTCTATGGACATACTGGAAACCATCCGCGGTGAATTAGACAAAGCATTGGCTGGCGGCATGACACCCCGAGACTTTTCCAAGAACCTACAGCCGTTGTTGGAGAAGAAGGGATGGTGGGGTAAAAAAGTCCTCGAAGATGGGCGTGAGGTTCAGCTTGGTAGCGCCTATCGTCTGAACACCATTTTTCGAATCAATACTCAGACAGCATATATGTCAGGCCGTTACCGCCGTCAGTTGGCAGGCGTAGAGACTCGCCCCTACTGGATGTATGTCGCCATACGCGATGGCAATACACGCCCAGAGCATAGAGCATTAAATGGAAAGGTCTTCCGCTGGGACGATCCTATTTGGCAATATTTGTATCCGCCAAATGGCTGGGGTTGTCGCTGTCGAGTGCGTGCATTGACCGAGCAACAAGTTCAGCGCATGGGCGTCACTGTCGAACAAGGCGATGACTACATTAAGACTTTTGAAAGTGAAATCGTCAGTCAAACGACAGGGGAAGTGAAAACCGTCGAACACATGCGGGTAGATCTTCCAGATGGCGGCTCTATGTCGCCAGATTTGGGATGGGCTTATAACCCAGGTGAAGCGGCTTACGGTACGGATCAAGCCATCGCCAAAAAGATCGGAGCTATTCAGAGCACAGAATTACGCGGCCAACTTATTCAAACCCTCAACAACGCCCCAGAGCGTCATCGTCAATTTTCTATATGGGCTCAAGATGTGCTCGAAAAGCGCAGACCTGGACATGGTGTGCAGACTGTTGGCTTTATGCCAGAGCGTTTGGCTCAATTGCTAACCGCTCGCTTGGGTGTGGAGCTAGTCCGTTTGATGGTAATTAATGAAAAGCAGCTCGTACATTCCGATAGCGAAAAACATAGAAAAATGGGGACAGCGCTTTCTCACGAGCAGTTGATCAGTATTCCTGCAATGCTCGCGACGCCCGAAGCTGTATTAATAGAAACGCAAGGCGGGAAAGATATTTTGTTTGTCTATCCTGGCGATGGTAAGAAGGTAAAAATCGTCCTGCGGCTTGATCACGATCTAAAAAAGCAACAGCAAAAACTAGACGCTGTGATTAACGTTTTTACTGTGAGTGAGGAAGACTTACTGAAAACAGGAATGTACGAAGTAATTGATGGTGAACTTGGAGAGGGATAAGCGCGAAGTGGTGGGAGTCGAACCTCACATCAAGTAGAGACTAGTCTCCACTCGCATTACCAATTATGCGTACACTACGCGCTTAAAATGAGTATAAACAATGACCAGCAATAATGCCATTCAGATACAACACAATACCGCAGAGATATTGTCCGCGTTCAATCGATTGCTGGAGCGTTCCGATAATCTAGCACCCGTCATGCAAGCGATTGAACGCGTGCTGGCGGATGCGTCAGAGCGTGCCTTTGATGAAGAGTCTAGCCCTAACCATGACCCGTGGGATGATCTGACTGAAGTAACCAAAGCTATGCGCAAAGAAAAAGGCTATTGGCCTGGGCAAATCTTGCAGCGTTCTGGACGACTGGCCGCAAGTATCGAAACCGATTCTGATGACCTTAGTGCGACAATAGGCACCAATGCTGTTTATGCTGCTATTCAATTCTGGGGCGGAACGACCAGTGCGAAAAGTGCGTTCCCAAATAAAGAGATACCCTCGCGCAGGTTCATAGGCCTCGGCCCAGAAGATGAAGATGATATTTTGGGCGATTTAATAGATTATCTCTCAGGAGCCGTATAAGCGCCTCTCGCATTGCTTGGCGCAACATTCGTACCGTTTTAACTCGCTTGGGCTTTATAAATCGTTTATAAAGCCTCTGATGTACTAATTCACTCATTGTTACTGCTTGATTTTTCATAGACGCGTCAATCCCTCCGAATAACCCCACCATTTTCGCTAAACCCTTGAATCTCACCCTCGTGTACCAGTCCCTTAATCTGGCTACATGGAAACGAAACGTACTGCCTTATCCCTTGCCATTCTGAGTGGCACTAAACCAACTGATGAGGTTGGCTTTGCGGCATTGTCGCTTAAGCCAACCGAAGACGGTTGGTGTCAGTTGTTGCCAGCGGGTTATTTCAAAGCCGTCGATGGGCGTCCCTTTGATGTGGTGGATCGTCAATGGTTTCTTGATGAATCAACCGCTCAGTCATTAATTGCCGATCTTAAATCTCGTGTGAATCCGACAGTTATCGACTATGAGCATCAAACACTATTGGCCGATCAAAACGGACAGCCTGCACCAGCCTCTGGATGGATCAAAGACGCCCAGTGGCGTGAGTCTGGTTTGTGGATTAAAGCGGATTGGACAGCTCGTGCATCTGAGTACATTAAAGGTGGTGAGTACTGCTATTTGTCTGCGGTATTCCCCTACGACAAACAGACCGGCAAACCGCTCTCTTTGCATTCGGCTGCATTAGTGAATCGCCCAGGCTTGGACGGGTTAAACGGTGTTGCGCTTCGTTCCCTTCATATTTCCCCAATTCAACCAGCTCACCCAGACCAACAAGAGGAATCTCTGATGGATCGTAAACTACTGATCAAACAATTAGGCCTTGCCGACGATGCAACTGATGAACAAATCACAGCAGCATTAAAAGAAGCCGTGGCGGCTCAAGCGGCACTTAAAGCCTCTCAAAGTGAGTTGGCTGCATTAAAAGCAACGCCACCTTCTGCGCCAGTTGACCCTGCGAAATATGTACCGATTCAAGTCGTGACAGATATGCACGCTCAGCTCGCAGCGCTATCCGCACAAGTTCAAGTGGGTGGCTTAGATAAGTTGATCGAAGATGCCAAAGCCTCCGGCAAGTTGGTGCCTGCATCAGAAGCCTGGGCGCGTGAATTCGGCCAAAAAGACCTCGTGGCACTGAAAGCCTACTTAGATGTAATGCCAGCAATCGCTGCCCTAAAAGGTCAGCAAGCAGGCACGGAAGTACCACCGCCTAAAAACGATGAGCATGGTTTAACAGCAGAAGAGCTGGAAGCGGCCGCGCTCACAGGTCGAACACCAAAAGAATACGCGGCTTTAAAAGCACAGTAGTCAGTTAAGAGCTGAGTTAACCCTTACCTTATTAAATAAACAGGAGCCCTATTATGGCTATTGTAACCCCAGCAATTATTAAAGCGCTGTTCACATCCTGGAAGGCGGATTTCCAGAAAGGTATCACGTCTGCAGAGCCGCAATGGAATCAAGTGGCGATGGTTGTTACATCAACAACCGCATCAAACACCTACGGATGGTTAGGTAAATTTCCACAAATGCGCGAATGGATTGGTGACCGTGTTATCAATTCTATGCAGGCGCATGGCTATACCATCATCAACAAGAAATTCGAAAGCACGGTAGGTGTTGGTCGTACCGAAATCGAAGACGATGAAGTCGGTATTTATTCTCCTATTTTCGAAGAGATGGGTCGCACGTCTGAAATTCAACCAGACGAATTGGTCTACGGGCTGCTCAGCGCTGGAACGTCATCTTTGTGTTATGACGGCCAAAATTTCTTTGATACCGATCATCCTGTTTATCCGAATGCCGACGGCACCGGCACCGCTGTGTCTGTATCCAACTATGACGATAACGGCGGCACGGGTACGGCGTGGTACTTACTTGATACGTCTCGTGCAGTAAAGCCGGTGATCTTACAAGAACGTAAGAAGCCCGTATTTACATCCATGACCAAGCTAGACGATGAGCATGTTTTCACATCAGACGAATTCCGTTTTGGTGTGGACTGTCGTCGTAATGTGGGTTTTTCGTTCTGGCAGTTGGCTTATGGCTCTCGTAAGCCGCTCAACGCTGACAACTTGTGGGCAGCCATTAGTGCCATGCGCGCAGCAACAGCGGACGGCGGTCAAAAACTAGGTGTTAAACCGACGGTTCTAGTAGTACCGACATCGATGGAAAAAGAAGCGACTCGACTGCTGGAACGTGAGCTGGATTCGAACAGCTCCAACGAACTGAAAGGTCGTCTGAAACTCGTAGTGCCTGACTACTTATAAGTAGCCCTTCGATTTGACGGGCTGAGTGCCCGCCAAATCCCTTTAACCCCATTCAGTTGGAGAGGTCAATGATATGCAAGTCACCATTAAATCGAGTATTAACGGTTTTCGTCGTGCGGGTATGGCGCACTCTAAAGAGTCTGTTACCCATCCTGACGGCACATTCACGCCAGCCCAAATTAAGCAGCTTCAAGCCGAGCCGCGTCTTACCGTCACTATTAAAGGTGACGCATCGGACAAGACGGATTCGTCAAATTCGAATCCAGACATACAAGGGCCCATGGACGCGGAACGCCTTCGTGAGCTGGTAGCGCATATCGCCAGCCTGGACAAAGAAAACGAAGCGCTTTGGAAGCAAGACCAAACCCCTAAAGCGGATGCGTTTCCGAAAGGCACCACAGCCGACGAGCGTGCAGCCGCTTGGGAAGCCTATCTTGCTCAGTTAGACAGCGCTGAATCTAGTGCCGAATCAAATGGCGCTGGAGAGTAATCATGTACTGCACACGAGATGATTTGATTGAACGCTTCGGCACAACAGAGATTGAAGATCTCGAATATGGTCGTCCCAATGCGGTAGCTGAAGCATTGACTGATGCCACCGGTTTTATCAATGGTTATTTGGCCTCGCGTTACCCGCTGCCGTTAACCGCTGTGCCGACGTTGCTCAAGCGAATCGCTCGTGATTTGGTGCGTTACTCACTCGATAACGATCCATCTGATGTGATTAGCAAGCGCCGTGATGAAGCGGTGAATTATCTGAAAGGGCTTTCTAAAGGCGAAGTGACGCTGGGTTTGCCTGTGGAATCTGAACCGGACTCATTAGACACCGCTGAAATCCAATCCGACGGCCATGTATTCCGCCGCACAGATAAGAGCTTTATCTGATGGATCTGCTGAACGAGATTGAAGCTCGATTGAAGAGCATAAACCAGGACGTTATTTACCGCACGGATGCGGTGCTGTCGCTCGATACGGCGATAGAGCAAAGCCGCCAATCTGGCGTGTATGCCTACATCGTGCCGCTCGCTGAGCGCCCAAACCCCAGTGACATTATTTCTGGCCCTGTGCGTCAGTTGGTGACGGATGTTTTCGGTGTGCTGTTTGTCGTCAACACACCAAACGACACGCAAGGCAAGCGCAGCTTGGACAAGCTGACCGCCGCTAGAAAAGAGGTTCGTAAGAGGCTCCAGGGCTGGCAACCAGACAGCGCGACTGCCCCATGTGAGCGCGTGGCATCGGACATCATGAAAATGCAAAAAAGCCAGGTGTTTTGGCTGGATCGCTACACCACGCAACACATTGAAACGGCAATTATTTAGAAATTATTTAGGAGTCATCCATGGCTATATCTGCTCGTAAAAAACTTATCTTAGGCAAGCTAGAGGCCAGCTATGGTGTTGACTCTGGCCCACTTGGCGCGAACGCGCTGTTAGCGTCTAACGTGACTATCTCAGCATTGGAAGCGGAAACCGTCGACCGCGAATTGCTAAAGCCCTATTTGGGTGCTAGCTCTGTATTTCATGTCGGTGAACACATCACCTTGTCATTCAACATTGAAAACCAGTCGTTTGGTACTGACGCCAGTGCACCGGCGTTTGCAGATTTGTTACGCGCTTGTGGTATGAGTGAAACGTTGATAACAGAAGTGGGCAGTGAAGCCGCTGTTTATGCCCCACGCTCAGAAGAATTTGAAAGCGTTACCCTCTATTACTATGAAGACAATATTTTGCACAAGGTTTTGGGCTGTAGAGGTACGTTTGGTTTTGGACTAGAGCCAAACACACTAACCAAGCTGGCGTTTAATTTCACCGGCTTGTATGCGGGCCCTGTCACCGAATCTGCTCCGGTACCGGATTGGTCAGCATTTCTTGATCCAACTCCAGTTTCTCCCAAAAACACAGCAAATTTCAATTTACATGACGTCGCAGGCGAAGCGCATAAATTTAGTTTCGAGCTGGGGCATGAAGTGGCGTATGAAGCACGGCTTACATCTGAAGAAGTCAAGATTGGCAGCCGCGCAACAACAGGCTCCATCACGATTGATGCACCTCCATTGGCAACAATGGATTTTTTTGAGCGTGTGCGCGCCTCTGTAATGGGCCCTTTCCATGTTGAGCATGGGAAAAACAAGGGCAAGATCGTCGAGTTCGACGCGCCTAACGTGCAGCTGCTCACTCCTAAATACGGCGATGCCAATGGCACAACCACCATTGAAATGGGTATGTCATTTGTGCCGCTCATTGGCAATGACGAATTCACTCTGACGTACCGCTAATTTTCCCACTCTAGATTTATAAGGAACTAACCATGTTTGTATTAAAAACTAATCCTACTGTTGTCTGGCCTGTCGACATTGGTATGCCTGTGGATGGCGGCAAGCTGCAAATCATTCGTGTCAATGTGACGTATAAGCTGATTCCTCAGGAAGAATATGACCGCCTAAAAGTCAGTGACTTTGATTTGCTTCGTGTCGTTGTTGTTGGATGGGGCGATGAAGACTTTGGCGCTCAAAGCGCGGATGGCAAAACAGAAGTTGCCACACCTTATTCGCCTGAAAACCTCAACCGCTTAATTGCCTTCCCCTTTGTTCGTTCTGGATTAATCACTGGATTTTGGGAAGCGCAGGCAGGCATTGAAAAAAACTAACCGAGGCGGTGGCGCATTGGTTTGATGCGCCATCGCCTGTTGATAATGCGGCCGTGCTGGCAGATATGCGTGCTGCTGGTGCGCCAGCCGACGTGCTGACTCAGTTTGAAAAACAGCGCCAACAGCAAGAGCGTTTTGAGGTGCTTCCGCAAAACTGGACGGCACTGGAGTGGTTTTTAGAAGTGTCGGATCTATGGCGCTGGCGCTCGCCAACCCTTTGCGACGGTCTCGACTGGCTGCAAATCGAAGCCGAAGCGCGGCTTAGTCAATGTCAGTATTCGAAAGACGATTTCAAAAAGCTCAAGCTGATGGGCAATCATGCACGCAAGTTAATCAACGAGTCGCTGAATGAGTAGTAATCTAAATCTCAAATTAGTCCTGGTCGCCGACAACACTAAACTAGTGTCAGGCGTCAATCAGAGTGCGGACAGTGTTAAAAAGCTGGATACGACGATTGATGCAGCGGGTAAATCTGCTCGCAACATGGGTGCACAAACGCAAGCCGCGGGTGCTAATGCCCGTGATGGTTTGCGTGTTGTGCATGCACCGGCGCAACAAGCGACTCAACATATTAATGACGCCACCATGGCGTCACAGTCGTTTGGCTCCAATACGGCATCATCTTCAGCACAAGCAGCAGCTGGACTAGATCACGTCCAGCGATCTGGCGACAACGTCAACACCACATTACGCACCATGGCCAAAGCGGCCGCGGGTGCGTTTGTGGCGTTGCAACTGGGTAATCAGCTCAGTCAAATGGCCGAGCAATTGTCTGCATACCAGGATATGCGCACTCGTCTGACTGAGTTATCCGGTTCAGCCCAGGCGTATGCAGACGACGAGCAGTATCTGATCGAGCTAGCAGATCAGCATCATAAAAATCTGCTCACATTGTCAAACTCGTACTCTCGTATCCTTACGCTTGAAAAAGCCGGTCTAACGACCAAGGCGCAAGCACGCCAATTACTCGAAGGTCTATCAAATGCAACCAGCGCGCTGGGTGCGTCAAATGAAAACTTAGAGCAGTCGCTTTATGGTTTCGCACAAGGTCTGTCGCAAGGCGTATTGCAAACAACTGAACTTCAACAAGTGGTAGAGCCGCTACCAGGTCTATTGCAAGAATTAGACAGAGCGGCAGGACTTAGTGCTGGAGGGTTTAGAAAGCTGGTTGGGGAACAAAAAGTCACCAGCGACATGTTCCGCGACACGCTTATTAAAGCGTTGGATGCCTATAATGGTGCGTCTGAGCGCACAGCCAATAACCTCACTGCAAAATACGCAGACCTAGAAACTGCTCGCATTAAAATGGCGGCGGCATTTGAACAACCAATCAATGACAGCTTGGGTTCTGTGCTAGACGGCACCACCGCCGCCATTGATTTTATGTCTGCCAATGCTGACGAATTAATTACCACCTTGGAAGTATTGGCGACGGTTTTAGGTGCGCGTGTTGTTGTTGCATTGGGTGCGGCAACGCAAGCCAAGCTCGCGGAAGTTGTCGCCACTAGAGCCAAAATCACCGCCGATTTACAAGCGGCTGTTGCGGCAGAGAAGCTAGCGAAAGCGGATTTACTGGCTGCACAAGCGGCAGTACAGAAAACTCAAAAAGTCACGGCGGCGTCCGTTGCCTC